GCAGGGGGCCAAAACGGTTGTCGCCCGAAAGAATCGGGCCTTCAAATGTAGAACGTGCCATGACAAAAAGTCCTTATGCAAAAGATACCTTACCAATCGTTGCATCGTCTGCTGGGGCAGTGGCGGTAAGGCGAATCACCCAGATGTTTGGAATATACACCAACTATGCGTGGTGTCAACAAAAAAGGGGCCCCGAAGGACCCCTTTCGTCGCTTAGAACGAGCCGGAAGAACCGAACACGCCCAAAGGATCAGACCAGCCGAAGCTGTAACGCTCACGGGCCTTGTAACGCACGTTGCCGGTGTCAAAGTCACCGTCCATGCTGTTGGTCAAAGGTGACCGCTCGAACATCTTCAAGCCGTTAGGCACATCAGTCATCAAGAACCAAGCGTTGTTGTCGGTCAAGAAGTGGTTGATGGCGTAGCCTTCAGGGATCGAACCGTTGTTCTTCAACGCGTTGATGTCGTTGTTGTTTGTACCGACGCGCAGGTTGGTTTCCAACAAGCGGGTTGCAACGAATTGCAGTGCTGGTGGGATGATCAACTTGCGAGGCTTGGCAGCAATCAACAGACCGCGTTCGTCAGTCCAAGCAGCGATTTGAATCACTGCGGCTTCCAACGAAGTTTCGTTCAGGTCAGTCTGGGTCGTTGGTGTGTTGGCGTTGCGTTCGCCGTTAACCAATGGGTGAGCTGTCGAGAACAAAGCAACGCCGTCGCCACCAGTGTAAGCAGCGCTGAAACCGTTGTTCAAAACGGAAGCACCCTTAACTTGCTTGGTGTAAGACATTGCACGGGCCAGAGCCTTTGTGTAGCGAGCAGACAGGCTGTCGTACAAGTTATCTTCCACAGCTTCTTCAGTGATGGAGAAGCCCAGAGCGATGGTCTCGTGGTTGTAACGTGCGGTGAACGCTTCTTGCGCGTTGTCGTAAGCGATGGCAGAGCCTTCGTTCTTGACAGGAGCAGCGGAGAAACCAGCGAGCTTGGTTTCTTCTTCAAAGCTACGCTCCGATTTCTCGATTTCGTAGATTTCTTTGTGCTCTTCGCCGTAGCGTGCGTACTCCATGCCAAACAAGGCATTCAAGCCGGGGAGGAGTTCTTTTAACAGTTGTGCGCGTGAAATAGCCATTTAAGTTACTCCTTAAGCGGTTTGAGAGCCAAGCGCGGTGTAATACGAGTGCTGAGCGAAGTTGATCTTGCAAAGAACTTCGGTGTACTGCGTAAACACGAGCGTGGAGCTTGCGGGAATTGCGGTTGCAGTAGCGGAAACACCGCCAGCGTTAACCACACCATATTGTGCGTTGACAACAACAGAGGTTGCGCCAGCAGTAGCTGCTGTAGAAACCCAGTTAGCTGTACCAACGTACTGACCGTTAGAGGCCAAGAAGCCAACTTCAGTACCGACTGGCAGTGCGGCAGGCAAAGCAGTAGTAGTCAAAGTTGTAGTGCCGCTAACCCATGTGGCAGTGCCCAAGGTAACAGCAGTTTCTGGCACAACATCAATGATACGGACAGGCAGAGCAGCAGTAGTGGCAGCAGAGCTGGCCAAGATACCGTTCGACGAGTTACCAGTGTTGATGTTACCGGCCAAGTTAGAGACAGTCATGTTCAAACCGATCATGGCGTGCGAAGCGGAACCAATAGCGGTACCACCTTGCGATGTCACGACAGCAGCCTTGAAGACGGTGTCAGGATCGTCAGTCACGACGGCTTGGGCATCGCCAGCCAAAGTGCCTGCTGGCCAGAACTGGCTGAAGCGCTTTTGCTTGCTCACTGGGTCTGTGAAAGAACAGCCCAAGAAAATGCCGACTTGACCATAACCGGGTGCGCCTGTAGCGGCAGTGCCACCGTCAGTCACAGCGATACGAGTCACAAAGCCGCGAGTAATCGCGACGAAATCACCGTAAAAAATGTTGGTGGCATAGCCATACTGGATGTTCACATTACGTGTAGAACCAGCAAAAACCTGTCCACCAATCAAGTTTACGGGCTTTAGGCCGTAGGGGGCCGCTACCGTTGGATAAGCCATTTAAGACTCCTTGAAAAAGTTACTTAGAACCAGAACCAAAACCACCGCCGCGACTGGTCGTTGACTTGCGGTCGCTGAACAGAGGCATACGAGGGTCATTGTTTCGCATAAAGTGGTTGTCCACTGAATCCATCTGGTTTTGATTTTGACGACCATAGTACTCAGCCATAGCAGCGAGTTGCTCGGTTTCCATCTTGCAAAGCATGAGGCCACCAATCTCCACGTTACCTTCTAAGTCATGTCCCATCAACATCAACTCCGGATGGTCCTTAGCTTTCACCGGTACCCAGCCATCGCGCATCTTGCGACTCACGTTGGTTGGATCAGCCTGTCCCAAGATATGTGTCGCAATCCAGCGATACGTGTATCCGGGTTCAGGTGTCGGATCGGGCAAAGAACTCGACGGCGTATATGTACGACGTAAGGTTTTTTCGCGTGAAGCAGTATCACGGGGTGCGCGGTTTTCAGCCATTTTGATTCTCCAATTTTGCTACTTGTGCAGCGTACTGCTGCGGTGTCAATCCAAACTTCTTGGCCAGCGCGAGCTGGGTTGTCGTCAGTTGGACTTTTTTAGCCCCCGACGATCTTGTGGCGGGAGCTACGACGGACGTAGGTTTTTTTGGAGACTCACCGTGCGAAGGCTTGTCTTCGGTTTCCCCAAAAACTTCAGGGAACTTTGACTTCACGCGAGCATCAATCTGCTCGAAATACTCGTCAGACCGTGGGTCGGCCCCCGAGTTCACTAGCTTTTGGTGCAGCCCTAGTGCAAAGCTGGTAACTTCCTCAAACCCATCCGCTCCGAACCACTGGTTTTTTGCTTGCCAGCGCAAGGTTTTTTGATCCGGTTGTACGCGTTGGGGTTCGCGATGGCTAGTTTGTACATCATCTTCTTCAACTTGTAAAGGGGCTGGACGAAAATTTTTCGCGGCTTCCATTTTCATCTTGGCGTCGAGAAGGGCCTCCTGAGCGGCAAGGATGGCATCGGAGTCAAACGACTCTTGTGCGGCCTTGTACTCACGGCGTGCTTTTTCCAGCTCAGACTCAGCCAGAGTCTTGGCTTGGGCTGCAAACTGTTCAGTGCCTGTGTTGACGTTTTGGCGGAGCTTTTTGTTCTCCTCCAGCAACTGTTGTGTAAGACGCTCAAGTTCTTGCTTTTCGCGCAGAGTAGCTTCTTTGGCACGGCGCTCATCATGGCGAGCATGTGTGAGCTCCTTGATTCGATCTTGCGCACCGCGGGTGTACTTCTCGATCTCCTCATCTGTGGGGTCTTCGACCTCACGATCCAAAGGTTTACGACCACGGTCCTTCTCAGGCGTGTCGTCAACTATTTCGACTTCGAAGTCATCGTCAGTCGTGACTTCAACTTTCTTTTCTTCGACTTCGTCGGGGAATTTAAATTCGTCAGGCGGCATCACTACTCCTTATGCTCGGGTTAAACCACGAGGGTCTTGCACAACAGCATCCACCTGATCGTCATTGATCAGACGGAACTCTTTTCCGAAAATCTTGAAGCGCGTACCGGAATATGTACGCACGAGCACAAAGTCACCTTCCTTGCACCACGCGCCTGCGGGGAACTTGGTCTGGTCTTTGTACGCGTCTGGACCCACACGAAGCACGAACAACACAGTTGTGGCATGTTCTTCTTGACGCATGGTGGCTGTATCGCGAACCAAATCGAGCGATGTGCCAGCAATCTTTTGATCGACTTCTGGTACTACGCACAGCAACTTCCAACCTGTGGGGGTCGGCAGTGCACCTGCTTTGGTTTCGTTGTCGGCATCCTCCTCTGGCTTATCGACAGGCTGGATACCGGGTGGTAGTTGAATACCGGGGGGCAGGATCAATCCTGAGTCTTCACTCGTCATTTGCTTTCTCCACTTTCTCTGCAAGGTCAATGATGTAACGCTCTGCGAGGGCGAGACCCTGAATCATCCCGCAGAGTTTTTGATACTGAGCAAAGTCCTGACAGACGCCTGTGGCGACGTCGTCAGCATAATTGTTCATGTCGGTGCGTATTTGTTCGCGCAATACGCGTGCGAAGTCGGAAATCATTTAGTGGGCTTCTCCTGTGGTTTGTTTGCCGCTTCAAGGCGGGCCTTTGCTTGTGCACGTTGGTGCCTCAAGTTCTGCTCATGAACCTGCTGCTTGTGAGTCAGGTTCTGGTTGTGCTGCTGCGCGGCCATGAGGGCTCGCGCTTGATCGGCTGACATCTGCTGTTGAGCGCGTTGCTGGTCCGCGGCCAGTTGGGTTTGTGCACGGATTGCTTCAACTTGTGGGTCATTACCTTTGTTTTGAGCACGTAACTGGTCCGCCTTTGTTGCCGCATCCACGGCCAGCTTTTTCTCTTCCAGTTTGAGCTTGTCGGCTTGCGCGGCGGCATCGACTTGGAGTTTCTTCTCCTTGAGGTCCACCTCGCGGTTCTTGATCTGCAACTCTTGCTGCTGCATCTGGATCACAGGGTCTTGTGCTTGCTGTTGTGCTTGTTGCTGAGCGGCAACAGCTTGGCTCTGCTGCAACACTTGGTTCGCGGCCTCGGCCATCATGCCTGACAAGGCCAACTCGATCTGTGGCGGCATCTTCTCGTCTGCGGGTGGCAGGGGCATGCCCAACTGCTGCTCGATCTTCTGACGATACGCAAAACCAACGTGCTCGGAGATGTGCGCCATGAGAGCCGCCTGCATCTGGGGAGCCTTGGGGTTCTGTCCAACCAACTGCTGCACCAACGGGTCGTTCACCATCGCCATGTGCACCTTGATGTGGGCTTCGTGGTCTTGGTGCATGAACGCCTTGAGGGGTGCGCAGTTCAAAACGTCTTGGTTCTCGGACACTGGGTCCTTTGGCTTCATGTCTT